CCCTTCAATTCTTTCCGTTTCATAGATTGAAGATGGTTGAACATTAATAATACCCTTTTCAGGTTCGATTTCTAATTGTAAGAAGAAATCTCCATACTTTACCAAGTTTCTTGTCCATGGCCATAGGTTTGCCTCAACATTTAAGATATCATAGAAAAGGTTATCTAAGATTTCTCTTACCTTTTCATTTGATGAACGAATCTCTAATGTATCACCGAATTCGTTTTTCAGAGTTGATTCATCTGCATAGATATCAAGTGCCGATGATAAAATCGGGTCATTATCCATTGCATCATAATCTCTGAATAATTCTCTACGAACTTGGTGATATGCCATTGATTGTGCACCACCCTGTTGTTCATAGAATGACTTCTGAATCTTAGTGTATCTATCTCTAAGATTTACTAAGTTAGTATTTCTTTGTCTTTCATCAGTATCAACAACCTTTCTCTTACCCTTATCATCAATCTTTACGATTGCTTGAGTAGAGAAGAGTTTGGTTAACCTACCAAAGAAATTTCTGTCTTGTTGTTCTGCCATTTGTTTACTTTTGTGTTATAACCATTATTCTTTTATTTCGATAACCAAATCACCTTGACCTTTTATAACTCGATGATATGATTCTTTTGGTATTACAATAACATCACCACTTTCCATTTTAAACGGTAACCCATTATCATATTGAAACATCCAACCTTTTGATTGAATAACTTCTACCAATCTATCGTTTCTATCTCGATGCCAAACAAGTTCATGTGATTCCACATTTTCTTGTAAAACACGAGTTCGGGTATTACCCCTTACCTCTTCGGTATAAGGTTTTACCACCATTGTCCTCCACCACTTAAACCAAGAGTATCTGCATATCTCGGTAATCTACAAGACCAGTAACCTGGTTTTGTTTTATCATTCTTTTGTTCACAATTATGTCTTTCCTTGAAGTTTCTTTTTGCTTCAGGGTCTTTTAACTTAACTGCTAACTTTCCACCACCACTATCAGCACCAAAGGAAACCTTAATTACATTTCCTTTTTTGTTTTTAGTATAAACGTAAAATTTCTTTGAACCTCCTCTTTTAGGTTTGTTCAATTCAACTTTTTTACCTTGATACTCTGCCTCATTTATAGGTATAGGAAAATCTAAAACTACGTTCTTTTCCTCATAAACACCAATCTTACCGATATCTGACTTCACAAGGTATTCATCCCATTCATGTTGTAGTTTTAGTTTTCCCGATTCATATAATGAACGTGCCTCGTTAAATAAACCAAAAAAGTTATTAGAACCATATCTATAAATATTTTGATAAAGAGGAGTATCGGTATCTACATGATACTTCATACCCTCACTCAAGATTGTTTGAGCTGATTCTAAAATGATATTTTGGTTTAGTTCTAACATATACTATATAAATATTACTAATATTTGTTTACAATAACCATTTAGTTAAATCTTCCTTCTGGCCATTGATATCCATTTCCCAAGGATTATTTTCCATAGAGGTTCCACCATATAATCCTGTATAGGTTTGTGTAGTAATTCCACCCAATGCTCGTTTGGTTAAATCAATACCTTCTTGTCTCAATCTCAGAGCAGTATCTCGTACCCAAAGACCAATGGATAAACTCATAGTAAGGTCATCATTATATCCTCTCATTGCCTCTGCTCTACCATTATTCCAAATAAAAGTGAACAGTTCATCGATAGTTCTTGTTGAACGAACTACTACCGATTTTTCTCTAAAATATTCATCTAACTTTGACACAATCAAAGGTCGAGTTCTTGAAGTAGTTGAAAATCCTGCAACCATACCTCTATCTTCAGAACGATATTTATTTGATAGTTGATTTTCTACATCTACATATTTGAGGTCTTTACTCATATAGTAGAGATTCGGATATCCTCTATCGATTACTTGTTGTATTGTTGCCCAACCGATATTCGCGTTTTCAATTACGAGTAGTGCATTGTTGTACTCCGTAGAAAGTGATACGAGGAAGTTTCCATAATCTTTTGTATCTAACTTACCTTTATACTCAGCAACTTGTTCACACGATTCTACATCGATTACATGACATGCAGAATAATCCGAAGAATCTCCTCGAGCAACATCGGCAATAACCATATAAGATTTTTCATAATTTGGATATTCCCACTTCCAAAGGTTTCCATCGAATCCTGTTTTCTCAATGGGTTCCTGTACATAAGTTTCTTTGTAGAACATTAAGAGTTGAGGTTCGATTACCGATTCCCCCGATGAAATGAAATCACAATCACACTCTTGTGCAGCACCTTTTGGTCCTAATAGAGTTTCTTGTTCATCTCTCCAACTTTGGTCTCTTTCAGGGTGAACCGACCAGTGTAATCTAATTGGATTAAATCCATTCGAACCATCTTCTGCACCTACCCACGTTTTGTGGAAGAAATTACCCACACCATTTGGAGTTGAAAGGATAATTGCATTACCCCCTGTTGATAAGGTAGATTGAGCAGATACCCAAATTTCTTCAATCTTATCAATGAAAGCCGCCTCATCAAATACCAATAAAGATAGTGCTTCAGAACGACCAGCATCACCAGCGGCTGAAGTTGCTTTAATCTGAGAACCATTTGAATATCGTAAGGATAGTTTGTTATCTTCGATAGTTTCCAACTTTAACCAAGAAGGAAGATATTGGTTCATCACCCTTACCTTAGTTACCAAGTTTTTAGCTACTTCCTGTTTAGTTGCAATTACGAGAACATTGAAATCATCATTGAATAACATTTTCCACAAAGAGAATCCTGCGGTTAGGGTTGAAATACCCGTTTGACGAGATTTTAAAATTATATTATATCGATGGTCTTTGAAATCAACAAGAGTATCTTCCTGAAATGGGAAAAGGTGAAAGGCTATTTTTCCTCTCACCGGGTGCTGAATCTTACAATACTTTTTCATAAAGTAAATTGGGTCAGAAGCACACTTCTGATATTCTTCAGCAATAATTTGCTTTAATGATTTCTTTTGTCCCATAAATCAATTATCCACCAGCTGCAAAGAATAAACTAAGTAATCCACCAGCCAAAGTTCCCATCTTCCATAGGAAGGTATTTCTTTTCTGTCTTTTTAGTTCTTTTTCTAATTGTTTAGATTTTTCACTTTCTAAACCAAATTGTTCATCTTTCTTATCGATTATAGATTGTAAGTTAACAACTTTATCATTTAGATTAGTAATGACACTATCCTTTAATACAACTTTATCGTTGGATAATTTTAACAATTCTTTGGTTTCTACTAATTCAAGTTTTACACCATCGAAAGTAACCAAATCTTTAATTACCAGTCTTACTATCGGAACTTGTAGTTTCACCACCGAATCCTTCCTCACTACTGAGTCGTTCGTTGTAGCGGTCTGTGAAAAACTTGACAAGCTCATCGAAAGAAAGAATATCAACATTATTAACTTTTTCATTCGTTTGAGTTTTTATAGTTGAAATATTATTTTGAACTCTATCGATATCACTATCAATCAGTTCAATTTCACTATGTAACGATTCTATTTTCATATCCAACTCATCGTTGGCAACTGCGATTGAATCAATATCACTTTGGATAGCTTCAATCTTTTCATCGAATGCGGCAACATCCGTTTGGATATCATGCATTACCATTAGATTGTAACCTACAAATCCTAAGATTACAATCAATATTAAATATATTTTTGTATTACTATTCATCTTATAAAGGTTGTACTAATTCGTAGTTTTTATCTTTTAAGAGTTCGTATGCAGCGTTTCTCTTTTCAATAACTTCGGTAAGTTCTTTCTTACCATTTTCTATATCTTTTTCGATTTCGGCTCTCAATTCTTCAACACTCTTATCCGATTTCCATTGTTCAACCGAACCATCATCATTAACAAATTCATGAATATTGGTAACTTCATTCAAAGCGTTGTTCATTTTTTCAAGAACTTCAGTTCCATATGCAGCCATATTTGAATACACTTTATATTCATTGTAGGCATCCCATAAACCATCGTTTCTAATTTCTTGTTCTCTTTTTGCTAAACACTTAGAACAATAACCTGTTTTTGAAATGAGTTTTTTATCAGTTGGGCCGTACTTGTTTTTATCACAATCTTCTGCTTTACAAGTTGAAAGTTTTTGAAGATACTTTCTAACCTCTGACATGGTTTCAGTAATTTTAGATTGTTTTACCTTACCATATGATTTTTGTTCCCAAATGTTACCCTTTTCATCTTCCCACACATCACCTATCTCTCGTTTAGTTTCTTGTTTGATATTTGAAAATGAAACTTGAGTATCTTTTGCATACTCTCCGTTCATTACCATATCTACCAACTTTCTACGAGTTGGGTGCATGAACTTTCTATTGAATTCTTTTTTAGCCATAAACCTCTTTATATATACTTATATATAAGTATAAAGTTTTTTACTATTCGTAAAATAATCCAAGAATCTGATTTAGTGGTGCAAAAGTACCTGTTAGTTTGAAGGTCTTTCCATTATAGACGAATACAATTCCTTCATTAGGTACAATCTTATCTTTACCACCAATAGAATTCAATCTTTCCAACTCCAATTTGAGTTTTTGGATTTTTTTAACATCACCGGATTTTTTCACATCTTTGATGGTTTGGTCTAATCTCTTTTTCATATTACGAGTTGCAGAATCAGGATTTACTGTCAACGCAGAACTCATAAGTGAAAGAACCTCAGCACCTAATCCTAAGAAGATATCTTCAAATGGTCTGATATTATCTTTAGCCATTTTAGCATGGTCTTGTTTATCAGTTTTCTTAGCCCATTCTAATGTTTTTACATCAGTAATATTCTTATTATCTAAACGGAATGATTTATCGTAGAATGCCCATCTCTTAACTAATCCCATTAAAGTTTTATTATCTAAGGTAGATGGTGAGTTCTTACTTACCCAATCACTCCACCATGCTTGGTGATATTCTGCAATACCATCATTATCCTTTAACTTAAACTTGGATTGTAATTTAGAAATTTGACCGTTGTATTTAGCTTTTGCGTTACTAAGATTTTTTGATTTAGGTAATTCAACCACAGGAGGACCTTGAATCGTATAGTTACTCTGAACATCTTGATTCACTTGTTTAATCATTCCCGCAAGGATTCTTGCAGCTTCCTGATTTTCTCCAATGGCAATTCCTTCCTCGTTATA